GTGCCATGTTTCAGGCTAGTTGCGAAGCACTACAGCGAGATTTCCGCACGCATTCAACACTTTGAGGCAATCGGCCAAATTTGTTTCAGAATGCGAGAAAGTGAGGCAATAATTCGCAGGAAATTTCCCTGCAGCATGTGCCAGCGCGCGCTTTACTGATTTGGTGTAATCCGTAAATTGGATATCGGGGAAGCGCTCAATAATTGTTAATCCTTCCCCGTCTTTGATTGCCTCAAAGGCGAGATCGGTCGACCCGTTCGGGCGTACGCAAAGCTTAACACCTGCGCGCTGCGCTTTACGGATTTCCGCTTTGATTGCCCGAACCATGTCGCGAAAATAGGCTGCGCGGTTTTTCATAAACCTGCGCGCCTTTTCAATGCGCGACTGGATAACAGAAGGGTAATAGACAGCTGCGCCCGAATGCTGTCCTAGGCAAAGATCGATGCAACCAGGCGACGCATGCGCGCAAAGATTACCAACACCTGCCAAGCTTGCTGGGGCCATGTAGTGAATGGCATTGATCCAACCGAATTCGCGCGCCTTAATTGCCTTCGGATTATCAGAAGAGAAAATTCTGTTTTGCATGTCAGATTTCCGTGTTTCCGTGTTTCAGAGTGCCCGATAGGGTGAGCCTTTATGCGACATATTATAAAGCAATGCAAGCGGAAATTTTACTTTTAGGGTAGGGGTGCTATATATTTTGCAACACATTGGAATTGCGGGGAAAAATGGCAAAGGAAAAGAAAATCGGGCGACCTAGCATCAAAACGCCTGAGTTAATGGATGAATTTTTGCGCAGAATCTCGCACGGTCGCAGCATCGCGAATGTGTGCTCTGAGGCGGATATGCCTGATAGCACAACAATTTATGACTGGATTGCGAAGGATGAGGCCTTTTCCCTCAGATATGCGCGCGCCTGCGCGGATCGGGGATTGCTATATGCGGATCGGATCTCAGACATAAATGAACAATTGATGCGCGGGGAAATCGCGCCCGATGTCGCGCGGGTCGCAATCGATTCCTATAAATGGATTTCCGCGCGCTTGGTGCCGAAGCTTTATGGCGATAGGCAATCGGTTGATGTCGCTGTCACCCATACGCATCAACTTCACCTTGACGCGTTAAAGCGATTGAATGACAGCGCTAAGGCATTGCCAGCGAGCGACATCATAGACGGGGAAATCGTTTCAGTGTCGCAATAGACCTTGCCTTTGTGCAAAAGTTATCCACAACCTATAATGTGTTGCACTAGGGTTGCGTTTGACATTTTCGGGACATGTGTTGCATAACATCTTTGATGTTAATCGGAACAAGGAGATTCGGATCGGGGAACGCAAGGCGAAACAGTGACGGGCGATGCGCGCCGCGTGAAACCGCGACACCCCCCCCGTCACCACCCCCACCGGGGGTGCGCCTGCTGCTGCCAACCCCCTCCCGAAAATCCAGCACCGCAACACGGAGATGCAGCTATGCTTATAGGGTATGCCAGAACTTCCACGAATGACCAGCACGCGGGCCTCGATGCGCAAAAGCGTGACCTTGCCGCGGCAGGGTGCGAGCGCATCGTTGACGAGCAAGTGTCATCTGTGGCGCGTCGTGACAGCGCGGCGCGAGCCTGCGTATTCTGGCGATGAATCTCGATACGCACACACCGACAGGCAAGCTGATGCTGAATGTGATTGGCTCTGTTGCGCAGTTTGAGCGCGAGATCATGTTGGAGCGTCAGCGTGAGGGTATCCAGAAGGCGAAGGCTGATGGGAAATACAAGGGCCGCAAGCCCACGGCACAGGCGAAGCGCGATGATATAGTGGCGCTGATGGAGACAGGGATGAACACGGCTGAAGTGGCGCGGCAGTTGAAGATCGCGCGGTCGAGCGTGTATCGCGTTATGGAGAGGGAGACGCAGTGATGGGGATTATTGAGCTGATGCAAAGAGCGTTGGATAAAACGAATGACCCAGATGCGATATTCGCTTTAGATCGAGGGATTACTGAAGTTGAGCGGTTGCGTGAAGCGTTGCACCGGATAGCGAAAAGCCAACCAAGTGATTGCGAGCAAGCATTTAACTTTAAGATGATCGCCCGCGCTGCTCTTGCGGAGAAACCGCGATGACCGGCTTTCGCTCAAAGCGTGTAGCATCACGCGAAAGATATGCAGATATGGAGACGATGGATCACTTGATTGATCTGCGTAAGAGGCTTTCTGATGCCGAGATGCAGCGAGATAATGCGCTTACTGTGCTTATGGATTTGCGGCGCGAGAATGCGCGGTTGATCCAGATGGTTGACCATGTGGTGAAGAGCGACAAGTGAAGCCCGCAATCGCCATCTTTCGCCATGACCCAGAGTGCTCGCAGGATTGCGTGGACGGTATGGTTGAAGCGTTGTCTGGCGAGTTTCAGGTCAAGTTTTTTGATGAAGCTGACATGGAACACGATCCGTTGAAGGACGTTGATATAGTGGCATTCCCTGGTGGGATTGGGGATGCGAAGCGGTATTACGATTTCTTTAAGCGGAGAGAGGGAAATGCGATTGATCGTTTTGTTTCATCTGGTGGCAAGTATTTGGGTATCTGCATGGGGGCATACTGGGCTGGGCGAGATTATTTTGATCTTCTGGATGGCCTTGATCCTGTCCAGTATATCAAGCGCCCTGATGCCGATGTGCGTAGGTCTTATGGCACGGTTGCGCGTGTGAGTTGGGGTAATCGTGATGAGCGTATGTTCTTCTATGACGGATGTACGTTTGTCGGAGATGGGCGCTGCCAGATCGTTGCGCGCTATGCGAATGGCGATCCGATGGCAGTGATACAGAGGCGGGTGGGGCTGATCGGGTGCCACCCAGAGTCGCAGCAAAAGTGGTACGACAAACCGTACATGCAGAAGTGGTGGCATGGTGGCGCGCATCATGAGTTGCTGTTGGGGTTCACGAAAAAACTGATGAGGCAGAAGTGATGGAGATCGATCATAGCGCTGCTGAAAGAGTGAAGCAGTTAGAGGCAGAGGTGCTGGTGTATCGTGATGCTTTACACAAGATCTCTGACAGGTTGCTTGATGTGGATAGCTGGTTGGCTCGTATTGCTGACGCGATACAGCTGGCAGCGAGTGCTTTGAAGGGAGAGAGATGATGGGCTGGACGAATCTGAAACCGAATCACGAATGGGAGAAGCTCGTGCGCAGTCTCGATACTGTGCGCGGCGATGCGATGCTGTCTTTCCGTAATGGATGTCCGTTTGACCATAACCCGTTTGAGGTTGGGACTGACCGGCACAAGGCATGGGCAGAGGGATGGGAGATGGGCAAACAGAAATGGGGAGCGCCGGTCAATGAGAAGCGAAGCTGAGATATTGTTGCAGTTGTTCGTACACTCTTACTTTAACTTGATCGATCAACTGAGGAAGCGTGAAGGGTATACCTATGCCGCGTTAGATGATTTGGCGATGCGCGCAGATGCGTTGCTGCGTAAGGGTGAGTGATGGCGAAGCAGGCAAAGGCTGACGGGAAAGAGTTTGACGATTTCATTGCGCTGTATCGCGGTGATCCGGTCAAATTTGTCCGAAATGTCTTGGGCGAGAAGCCATTGCCGTGGCAGGAAGAACTCTTGCGAAAAATCGCTGCCGGTAAGCGGCGCATCTCTGTGCGTGCGGGTCATGGTGTTGGTAAGTCCACTGTGTGCTCGTGGGCCATTGTCTGGGTTATGTGTACGCGGTTCCCACAGAAATGCGTTATGACCGCGCCGACTGCGGGGCAGCTGTTCGATGCGCTCTTCTCTGAGCTGAAGGCGCAGGTGAACAAGTTGCCGCCAGTGCTGCGCGACTCATTTGATGTGCTGAGTGACCGTATCTCGTTAAAGGCTGCCCCTGAGTCGAGCTTTGCATCAGCACGCACGTCGTCCTCAGAGCGACCAGAAGCACTTGCCGGTATTCACTCGGAGAATGTGTTGCTGATTGTGGACGAGGCATCAGCTGTGCCCGAAGCTGTGTTTGAGGCAGCAGCAGGGTCAATGTCTGGTCACAGCGCGTGTACGATCTTGATCGGTAACCCGACGCGTAACAGCGGATTGTTTTACCGGACGCACCATGAGCTGGCCTCTGACTGGGACACGATGCATGTGTCCTGTCTCGATATTCCGTTGGTG